CAAGTTCTTTGTTGCTTTCCTGCGCCTGCTGCTCCAAATCTCCCAGTTTGATTTCCGTTGATGCAATTTCTCTTTGCAGTGCCCGGTACTGTTCCTCACTCACTTCTCCGTTTTCAAACTGTTCCTGTACCTGTTTTTCCGCTTCTTTCAGCGTATCCAGCTTTTCTTTTGTACTTCCTATAGCTTCTTTCAGAATCTTTTGTTTTTGCGCCAAAAGCTCTGTATTTGAGGGATCTAGTTTTAATAGCTTGTCTACTTCCCTCAATTCTTTCTGTAAAGAACTGCATGAGCTGTTTACCCCGGAAAGTGCTTTTGATAATTTGGTAGTATCGCCGCCAATTTCTATGGTAATACCTTTAATGTTTCCTGCTGCCATGCTACCGCTCTCCTTTCCGCATCTTTTCCCGCAGTTTCTTTCTATCCGGCTTTGTCTGTTCCATTCTCCAGCAATTATCTAAATACTCTCTGCCCTCTTTCGTCTGCATGAGCTTATGTATATTTGCCTCTCGCATAAAATATAAATACAAATCTATTGGCATTTCCTGCACATCAAATATTGTGATGTTCAGATAGTCAATTACCAGCTTTTCCCCTTTTGTATTTAATCTATAATGCACCTCGTCCCCGCTGCCGCCGCCCGGATAATACGGCATTTTTAATTTGGGTTATTCTTAATCGAATTGACAAAATCGCCATAATCATTAATGTATGCCACGATTTCCTCAATGTCGTACTCTTCGCTTTCCAAATACTCTGCTGTAATCCGCTCCCCATTTTTATTGTTAGATAAGATTTCAGCCATAAGTGACAACATTGTTTTATATACTTCTTTGCCGTCCACTTCCTCTTCGTCCAGATCACTGATTTCCTGCATCTTTTCAAATGTGCTTTTCTTTGGCATGTTTACAATTACTACTTTGCCGTCTTTCAGTGTCGTTGTATAAAAACTTCGTTTCATTTTTCCAAAATTAAAGCTTTTGTTCGCCATGCTTTACTCTCCTTTTTTAGCTGCGGGAAGTGCCCCGCAGCTTTTTCTTTACACTTCTGTAACGATATCCTCGTCAAAAATCAATAATGTGCCGTCTTTATCCAACGGGTGCGCCTTAAACTGCGGCTCGATTGTGCTTTCTGCATCTTTGGCAAATGTAAAGCTAAAGCCTGCCTCATTTCTTCCCACAATCGTTACTCTGATATTGCCGTCCTCACTATCTTCGTGTAAGAATCTAATGAGGTATTTTTTATTGTTCTGGTTTTTGATTCCACCGATTTTTACAGTTCTCTTTTTGGCTGTTTCGGTTACTCTCGCTGTTGCACACAATTTTTCAAGTGTCTTTGCGCACCATGTAAGCAACCCTGCCTTTAATGTCACATCTTCACTGGTTAAAACCGTTTTCTGTACAACGCCCAAATCGTCCTTTGCCGTATATGTTTCTGCGGTATACTCCAACGATGCGCCGCCCTTGATATGTGCAAGCTGGTTTGCATCTGTTTCAATCGCTGTATCTTCCGGGATTTCCCCAGTAAAAACCATACAATACAGCTTTCCACTGCCCAAAATAATTCTTTCGCTATCCATATCCTTATCCTTTCTTTCTCACTTTCTCGTAAATTGTAAATTCGTATGCGGTCTGTACCATATCCTCACTTTCAATCGTATCTTGGTACTTTGTGTAATCCACATCAAATAACACTTTCTCTTCAATTTCTTTCTCTAAACTGCCGTCTGCCACTTTGTCTGTGTACAGTTCCAGTGCTGCGTGTATCTCATGTAACAAAATTCTTTCATCACTTCCACGCCCAACTACCTGTGGTACGATATACACAAGATATGGCGGCACTGGTAACGGGTTTTCTTTCGTTTCCCGGAACGCATCTTTTGCAAGTGGCAGCCCCGTTGCTTTTGCCCTGTCAATTATTATTTCTAACCTCACTGCTGCACCACCTTTTCTATACGCTCCTGCAATTCTGTTACCATTTTTTCCTCTACAGGCTTAATATGTACCCTCGGATTTACGCGCCCGCCGTTTCTACTTGCGTGTCCGTATTCCAGTAAGTGCGTAAGTTGATAATCTGTTTTATTAAACACTGTATTTCTTTTGGTGCGGGTATCTGCATAGGTCTGTTTTTTTCTCCAACCTCTTCTATAACTGCCTGTCAGCTTTGGGCTGCTCTGTTTCAGTTCGTCCACACCCTCTTGTGCCACATCATCAACTATCGTTTTTATTTCGTCCGCTACGTTCTGGTCGTATTCCGTAAGCCCGGCTGCAATCTCTGTTGCAAGGTCTTTTATATCTACTTCTTTACTCAACGTCTGCCCACCCGCTTTTCTGCATACAATTCTGTCTTTTCTTCGTTCTTCCGTTTGTATGTTCGGTATACCGTCAGCCTCTGCCCGTTGTACTCAATTTCTGTTTGATTGCTGTACTCAAAACTCCATACCACAAACTTGTATTGCGGCTTTATGTCCTTTTGCCCCACTGCCTCAAACTCGCTTTGCGTAATGCTCTCAACGTCACAGAAAATAATAGTTTTCTCCACCTCGCTGTCATTGATCTGCTCGCATAACGTAATTTCTTCCTGCATCTTATCCCTCTTTTGTGTTGTAATCTCCGGCAAGACACAGTGACATTTTCAACGCCTCGTAACTCTGCCTGTATCTATCTGCTGCATTTTGGTAATTAAACTCTGCTTTCACAAACAACGTAACGGCTCTGATAATAAGCGCATCATTTTCATTGATATTTACCACGCCCGCAAGCTGTAAATCCAACTTGCAGGCTGCAATGCTGTTGTTTATGTCCTGTTCAATCACTGCGGATTTGCTTAAAATCCTCATGCTGCTTTTTATGGTATCTGTTAATATTGTTTCCATAAAACCGCCTCTACTTTGTGATTTTCGCCACTCCTGCTGCCACTAAAACCTCTGCACGTTCTGCTGTTACAACAAATTCTGTGCCCGGCTCAAACGTCTGCTGTGCCAGCTTATCTCTGTATGTTTCAATAACCGTTACTCTCACGCTGTCTTTTTCGGTGTCCGTTTCGGACACTTCCGGCGTTGGTGTTTCCCGTTCAGTTTCTCCCGGTGTTTCTGGCTGCTGTGGTTCTTCCTCTTCCGGCACTTCCACCTCTTCTGCTGCAATCCTTTTTGCAAGCTCTTCTTTCGTACCGCCGTCACTTAATCCCATTTCACTTGCAAGTTTCTGTAAATCTTCTTTTTTCCATTTTGCAAGCTCTTTTACATCAAAATGCGTTTGCATATGTCCACCTTTCTATGCGGCGGTAAACCCGCCGCTCTCATTTACACGCTCTGGATTTTTTCCAGTACAACCAGACTGTTTTTATCGACCACTTTACCGTCTACCAGCATAATGCCCTTTGTTACCTGATCGTCTGTTTCGTTATCTTCGTACTTCTTTACTCCCATTGCATAGTTAGTATTAAGCACGTAATCTTTGAAATTAAACAGGAAACCAAATTTAGTTCCTGCTGCAAGTGATTTATCATAGCTCTTGACATAATCACAGCACACTACCGCTCTGCCCAGCAACGTTCTTTCCGGCTTTCCTGCAATTCCATAATTTACTCTACCAATCGGCTGCCCGTTTGTATCTGTCAGCCCGTAGTAGCTCATAAACGTTTTTTTGCTCATACACCACACTGCACCATTTTCGTATGCCTGCGGTAATGCTGCCTCTGCCGCAATTAAATCAGCGTATGCAGGTGCTGCGCTTTTTACAGTCTGCCCCTCGGCTGGTGTTTCTGCCAAAATTCCCTTTGGCTTTCCTGTACCGTTTCCGTCAATAATTGACTGTTCCAGTGCTTTTGTCATTGCCTCAACAATATTGTTAATCAGCAATGTTTCAAATGCACTGATTGCCATTGTATCAACCTCTAAGGATACCGCTACAGCGCAACGCAGTTTATGGTATGCGAAAGTAATCATGCCGCCCTTTGTAATATCCTTTTTCTGCTTATCACTGCCTGCTCCCTCATTTACCCATGTTGCTGTTGGCTTAACAGTGGATACCGGGATAGATACACCGCCCTTGTACGCTGTTCTTGTAACCAGCGCAAGAATCATACCCGTATTTTCCAGTTTTTCTACAATCTGATTTAATACAGTTGTCGGAATTGTTGCGCCTACGTCTGTTGTAGTACTGATTGCATCGCTTCTGTACTCTGCCGGGATTGCTGTACCTCTGCATACATACTGCATAAATGCTTTTCTGTATGCCATGCTACCGTATTTGTCCCCGTTCTGATTTTCTCCGTTTCCCGGCTCTCCTGCGCCATTTGCTCCATTGAAATTACGCAGTAAAGTTGGTTCTGCGCCGTTTCCGTTATCGTCTACCGGGTTGCCTGCTGCAATATTCTCTAACAGTTTTTTTCTGCGCTCCTGCGCCGCCAGCAATCCTTTTCTTTCTTCCTGTAAGTCTGTTACTTCCTGTTCCAGAGTTGCTACCTCTTCGTCTGTCATGTCTGCGCCTCTGGTTGTTAATTCTGTTCTGATTGCAGCTAATCTCTGCTCAATTTCTTTTAATCTCCTCTTTTTTGGGTTTTATATGCTTGCCTGCATCTTTAGTATTGCAATCCGTCTTTTAAGCCTCTCCTGCTTTTCTGCTTCGTAACTCCTACTCGCAAAATTACGGGCTGCTATTTCAGTATCGCCATTGGCAGGTATGCTTACGGCTGATACATCATATACTTTTTTAATTTTTAAAATTGTTCTTGTGCGTGTAGCTCTGTCGTAACTTTCTTCTGATACTGTAAATGCCCATGACATTTTCGTAATCATTCCAGCCTCTATATCTTGGTACAACCCTCTGGCTAAATCTGTTTTACTCAAATCCGCAGCTATTAAAAGCCCTTTATGATCTGGTATCAGAATCAATGTGTTATTTGATTCTCTTGCAAATACACGCCCCTCATGGTCGTATTGCATAATTACATCTGACATATCCGCACCGTCTAATGCGTGTGCATCTATGCGCTCATAAAATTTTGTACCGTCCTCAAATTCATATAGCAGGTACGGCTTATCAAATGTCGTTGCGTACCCCTCAACATAATATTCTGTGTCTATCCGTTTAGCTGCTGCCGCCACAGATAACGGGGCGGCAACTGTTCTGTATTCTCTTTCTTTTTTTACTGGCATTATGTAACCTCTCCTGTTCCCGGCTCTATTGCTCCGTCTATCTGTTCCAGTTGTGGCGTGCCGTCTTTCCCCAGCTCACTTACTTCTGTGTATTCTTTTCTGATGTAATACTTATCTCCATTTTCAACATGCGGCATATTCCAGATATCCATAACACCGTTTCTGTTCAGTAGTGCCCTGTCAAATAATTGCGTGCTTACCTGCAATTTTGTTGTATTTGATGCATACTGTAATCTGTTCGCACTGAATACAATAGAATTACCGCACGTTATTTCTCTTTGGGTAAAAGTCATATTTGTCATAACAAGTGATAGCTGAATTGCAAACGGTTCTATTTTTCCCTCGTAATATGCATTCCAGATATTTTCGTCAAATTTATTCTGCAAAATTTCCATGTTAGTATTGAAATGCGTACACACGTTGTCATTTATTTGTTGTGTTTGCAATGCATTTGGCACGTATGGCTTGCTCTCTACCTGCTTCAAATCACTAAACTTGTTATCATAAATAATCATTCCAGATTTGTTATCTGCACTTAAATTATCCTCGGTAAATCGCTCACGCTCTTTCTTTATGTCCTCTGGTTTCAACATGTTTGCAACCTTTGCCAGAAAACGGATATTTGCAGAGTTTTTTACTGCGTTTATAATTCCCTCATTTTGCGTATGAATCAGTTGCATTGTTGGCTGTAATGTACGGTTGTCCTCTCCGAATAAATCATCTGCATACTCGTAATCTGTCATTATTCCGACTTTTTCAAACTCTATCGCTCCATGTTCTCCATTCGCAAACAAATAACGTAAATAAATCTGCCCGGATACTTCGACAACCTCACAACGCTGTGCCCTCAATGGATACCACCCACACAATGCCCC